GCTGAGTTCTACGCCCACGAAGCCCTGCAATGGCTGATCGACGACGGGCATTGCAGCGCTATCGACATCATCAGCGAACGCCTCGACGCCCAGCGCCTGAACCTGCGCACGGTCCTGACCCTGGCTGACGGCGAGCGCCTGGACATCAACCCCGACCACAGTTGGCAGGTGACCTATGCCGTTTGAAACCCCTTCGCTGCCGGTGCTGATCAAACGCGCCCAAAGCGACCTGGCCAGCGATTCGCTGCGCCAGTCCGATGCCCAAGTGCTGGCCCGCACCCTTGGCGGCGCTGCCTATGGCCTGTATGGCTACCTGGATTGGATCGCCGAGCAGATCCTGCCGGACAAGGCCGATGAGTCCACCCTGGAACGCATCGCCGCCCTGCGCCTGAACCAGGCGCGCAAGGCCGCCCAGGTGGCCACGGGCAGTGTCAGCTTCACCGCTACGGCAGGCAGAGTGCTGGACGTCGACACGCTGCTGCAATCGAGCGATGGCCGTACGTATAAAGTGACCACCGCCCGCACCACCAGCGCTGGCCTGAACACCGCCGACATCGCGGCCCTGGACGCCGGTAGCGTGGGCAATGCCGATGCCGGCCTGGTGTTGACGCCCGTGCAGCCGTTGCTGGGCATCGGCAGCAGCTTCACCGTGCTGGCGCCAGGGTTGACCGGCGGTGTTGCCCGGGAAAGTCTTGAATCCCTGCGGGCCAGGGTGATCCGTTCCTATCGCGTCATTCCCCATGGCGGTTCGGCCCAGGACTATGAAACCTGGGCCCTGGAATGCCCGGGCATCACCCGCGCCTGGTGCCGTGGCAGCTACCTGGGGCCGGGCACCGTCGGCCTGTTCGTGATGCGCGACGACGATCCGCAACCGATTCCCAACGCCGAGCAACTGAAAGAGGTGCGGGCCTATATCGAGCCCTTGCGTCCGGTGACCGCCGAGCTCCATGTGCTGGCGCCAACGCAAGTGCCGGTGAACTACCGCCTGCGCATCACCCCTGACACCAGCGCCGTGCGGGCCGCCATCGAAGCCCAACTGCGTGACTTGCATAACCGCGAAGCCGGCCTCGGCGAAACGCTGTTGCTGAGTCATATCGCCGAAGCCATCAGCAGCGCCACTGGCGAAACCGACCACAAACTCAGCGCGCCGGTCGCCGACGTCGTTGCCGCCAGCAACCAGTTGCTGACGTTCGGAGGCTGCACATGGCTGGCATAAGAACCGCCGAACAGTACCAGGCCCAACTGCGCAGCCTGCTGCCCAGCGGCCCGGCCTGGGACCCCGAGCGCGTGCCGGAACTGGACGAAGTGCTGCAAGGCGTCGCCCAGGAACTGGCCCGCCTCGACGCCCGAGCCGCCGACTTGCTCAACGAAATGGACCCGGCGGGGGTGAGTGAGCTGGTGCCGGACTGGGAGCGGGTGATGAATCTGCCGGATCCGTGTCTTGGCGCTACGCCGCTGTATGACGATCGTCGCCTGGCGGTGCGTCGACGGTTGTTGGCGGTGGGCAGCCAGGCCATTGCCTATTACGTGGAAATCGCCAAGAGCCAGGGTTATCCCAACGCAACAATCACCGAACTCAAGGCGCCCCGCATGGGCCGCGCACGTTTCGGCGAGGCGCATTTCGGCACTTGGCAGGCGCAATTCATGTGGACCCTCAACACCGGCGGCCGCCTACTGCTGGGTCGGCGCTTTGGCGCCAGCTACTGGGGCGAACGGTTTGGCGTCAACCCAGGCTCGGCCTTGGAATGCCTGATCCACCGCAGTGCACCGGCGCATACCAAGGTCCACATCAATTATGACTAGGGAGTAGACGGATGGATTATCCAAAGAGTGTGCCCAGCGCCGGGTTGGTGAATGGGAAGTTCGTTGATGAAAACCCATTGACCGGGACGCCGGGATCTTTGATTCCGGCGGATTGGGGAAATGGGGTGACGCAGGAGATCGTGAACGTCATCAAGGCGGGAGACCTGACGCCAGATGAAACCAGAAATGATCAATTGCTCGCGGCGATCCAGTCGGTCACCGCCAAGGGCTGGAACCAGGATCTGGCGCTGCCGATCGCAGCGTTGCCGCTGCCAACGATTGCCACACCCGACGCGCGTATGGCCGTCACACCAACGGCGCTCTCAACCAGCGGCGGGCGTGTCTCGATTCCGGCGGGCGTATATATCAGTATCGGGCAAGAGGTGGTGAGCGGACGCTTGGGCCGATCACGAACCTTCATGACGACGGCTTGGAGCAGCGCCGATTTGTTGCCCAGCGCCAGCTATTTTCTAAGAGCGCAGGTGATCGGTGATGCGCTGACGTTCTATATGCAGCGTGGAAGTTTGTATGACCCGGCACCGGAGTCCATGAAGGGCACCGTCAACGGTGCATCCGGTGGCGGGTTTGCGTCCACGCCGCTGGATATGTGCCTGGCCTGGGTAATAACTGGGGCGCCGGGCTCGTTGCCGACGATTCGTACGATCTATAACCGTGCTCAGTTGAGCTGGACGCAAACGGTGAATGGAACGGGGGTGGTTTATCTGCCGCTGGATCCACATGCGCGTGCGGCGCGGCTGGTAGCGGGTAATCCGACGCCTGTTTCGAACACTGTGACTTCGTTAGCGTTTGTTCAGGCCGGGTGGGTTGGCGGCAATTACAGCTATCTGTCGCCCGTCGCAACAACTCCGGGCAACAATGCAGCGGGCTGGGCAAGCCCGTCGATGTGCGTGCTGTTCTCCAATAACGTTGTCAGTGACGTGACCGTCTCCACGGTCACGGCCAGTTTTGACCATACCCAATTACGTTCGCTATGGCAGTGCTATCAGGCCGAGCACACATTGGGCGCCACCACAGCAGACAGTGATGAATTGCTGTTGAGCATGGGAATCAAGGGGCACCAGGCGTTGACCGATTACAGCGTCGGCATAGGCATCAATTTTACCAACGCAGTCAATGTCCACCTGTCCTGGGAGCTGATCCGATGAAAGTCATTCAAGAGCTGCACCAGTACGAAGATGGACTTCGTCCGCCTGCGCCTTCCTCCGCTCATATCTGGATGGGCGATACCTGGGTGCTTTGCGAAGAGAATGCTGCCGAGCAGTTGCATCAGGAAGCCGAACGCCTGTGCACCAGGGTAGATGCCGCTGCCGACCATGCCCGTCGCACGTTGGCCGGTGATCCCCTGCGTGCCTTGGAGTACCAACAAGCCGCCCTGGAGGCGCAGGCCTTCAAGGACCAGGGCTACCCGAAAAAAGCGGTGCCGTTGTCGGTTTCCGCTTGGATCGTCAAAGGGCGTACAGCTAGGCAGGCGGCGGATCAAATCCTCGCCAAGGCCGCTGAATTCGAAGCGAACCTGCTGGCGCTTCGCGAGCTGCGCCTCAAGGCCAAGGCGCAGATTCGCGCGCACATGGCCAAGGGCAACGCCGATCTTGCGGCTCAAGTCGCTGATGATGTGCTTGCGACCATCCGAGCATTTCCCCTTCAGATTTAAGCACCGTCTCATAGAGAGAAACAAAACATGGATTATCCGAAAAGTGTTCCCAGCGTCGGGCTGGTGAACGGGCGGTTCGTGGATGAAAATCCGCTGGCCGGCACACCCGGATCGCTGATTCCGGCGCTCTGGGGCAATAGCGTCACCCAGGAGATCCTGGGCGTGATCTCCGCCGCTGGCATCACACCGTCTGAAGCGGACACCGGCCAGTTGATCAAGGCGTTGCAGGCTATTCTCGGGCGTAGCAGCCCGATGCGGTCGGTGGTGACGCGGTTAACGGCTTCTAAATCGTTGGCGCCCGACGAGCTGGGGCTTGTGCTGATTGATGCCAGTGCTGGTGCGAACACAGTGACGCTTCCTGCGGCCAATGCGGCGCTTGGCATTCGTGATGTGATTGTGCGGCGTGTGGATAACAGCGGTAACCGTTTGACAGTACGGGCTTCCGGTAGCGACAGAATTCGCTTTCATACCCATTTGGCGGCCAATGGCTATCCGTTTCTGGTGCTGATGGGCGGGGGTGACTGGTGGCATCTGCGCAGTGATGAAGCTGGGGTTTGGTGGCCGGTGGGGCGGTTCGATGCGACGGCCTTGGGGCGTATTTCCTTTGAGTGCACGCGTCAGGTTATTCCCGGTGGGTATGCGGTGCTGAATGGAAATTTGCTGGTGCGTAGTGATTGGCCGTGGTTGTGGGATTACGCGCAATTGTCCGGTGCGTTAGTGAACGAAGCCAGCAGGTCGGGAAATGAAGGCGCGTGGACGAGCGGTGATGGCGCCACCACGTTTCGGATTCCTGATATTCGCGGCGAGTTCTTGCGCGTGTTGGACGAAGCCCGAGGCGTGGATATTGACCGTTCGGCGGGCAGCAGACAGATGTATGCCCTTGAAAGCCACAACCATTATTTGCCCACCAGCTCGGGCAGTGCTAACCGCCCTGGTCCTGCTATTGCTGATGCGTCTTGGGACGTCACCCGTGACGTCAATGCCGCGCCTGCAACAGGGATAGTCGGTACGACTTATCCCAATCCATTGTTCTTTTCCGGCCCGGAGATGGTAGGCAATATCGGGAGTTTCGGCACTGAAACCCGTCCCAGGAATATCGCCTATCCCGCCCGAATCAAATTGATCTGAGGTGACCATGTTTATTTATCTGTTTGACGCAGCCGGTGTGCTATCGGGGCCGGTAGAGCTTTCCGTGACCCCTGGGATGGGCATTCAGATCCCCGGCAACGGCATTCAACTTTCCTTTGAACTACCCCCGGCCCAAGAGCATCATTCCTGGGTCATGGTGAACGGAGTTCCGAGAGAAATGGTGGACTGGCGTGGCTTGGTGTATCGCAAGGACAACGGCGCTCTTCTGGAGTGGACCGAGTTCGGTGAGTTGCCAGATACCTACACAGCCGAACCCTGGCCGGGTAGTTACCATGTGTGGCGAGAGAATATGTGGGTATTTGATGAGGCGCAACAGCGGGCTGATCTCAAACGGGAAGCCTTGGCAAAACGCGATAAATTACTGCGTGAGGCCGTTCAAAGGATTGCTCCTTTGCAATACGCCGAAGACATCGGCGACGCCAACGACCAGGAACAACTGGCGCTCATGGAGTGGAAACTCTATAGCGTTGAATTGAATCGCATCCAGCATCAGGCCGGTTTTCCTACCGATATCATCTGGCCTGTCATGCCCGAGCCGGCCGCTTAAGCAACCCACGGCAGAACATCAAAACTTTCTTAATTTATCGTGCCACTGCGCATTAACGTTGAGGCTCTATATCGCCTTCATTTTGATCGCCGGCCAATCTGGAAATAAAAATTGGATTACCCAAAAAGCATACCCAGTGCGGGTTTGTCTAACGGCAGGTTCGTGGACGAAGATCCCAGGGCAGGTACGCCAGGCTCCCTGATTCCCGCTAGTTGGGGCAATGGTGTGACGCAGGAGTTGCTGAGTGTCATTCAAGCAGCAGGACTAACGCCGTCGGAACAATTGGATAACCAGCTGTTGACGGCTTTGCGTAGCAGCGGATTATTCACCACCGCTCCCCAGTTTGATAATGATAGATCCGTGGCTACCACGGAGTTTGTAAAACGCAGTGGCGTTCAGTATTCCAGCTTTTTTGCTTATGCGGTCAGTACGGCGCTGACACAAACCCATATTGGCGCAGCCGTCAGTTTTGCCAGCACTACGGCAATCAACGTCACGCTGCCCAGTACAGCGGGAATCCTACATGGGGCGACACTTACATTGATCAACGTAGGGGCTGTTGTGAACGTATCGGCAGCCTCGCCTACCGATACGCTAGGGCCCTCGTCCTCAGCGCTCGGCCCCATTGAGTTGGGCCGTGGTGAAACGGCGGAATTCGTCAAACTGGACAATCAATGGCGGTTGATAGGCGGCACCGTCCTTTTGAAATACACCTCAATGTTTTCAGGCCAGTTGGGCAATCCGGGTTACCAAAGGTACGCAAGTGGAAACATCGATCAGTGGGGTTACGGCGTAACAGATGCCAATGGGGAAGTGTTCGTTACTTTTCCTATTTCATTTCCCAACGCCTTTGTGTCGGTTGTCGCGAACCATGTAGGCGGTGATATAGCCACGGTGATAATGGTGGGTGGAACCGCAACCCGGCAAGGCGTGCGCCTGAAGGCCCGAGACCATCTGGGACACCTGGGAGCAGGTTGGGGCATTACATACTTTGCGAAGGGTTATTAAATGAATGAACTTACCTTATTGTTCAGTCCAAGCACTTGCGGAGCGTATGTTCCCTGCATCAATCATTCCGATATTCCCGGTGATGTGATTGAAATTCCCAAGGCTTACTGGCTCTCGCTTCTTCAGCAACTCGCAGTTTCGCCCAAGTGTGTTGCAGCCAACCCCGACAATGGTTATCCGATTCTCGTCGATCCTCCCGCTCTGACACAGGCCCATGCATCGGAAAACGAATATGCGTGGCGTAACGCCCAGCTCACAGCAACCGACCGCCTCATCGCAAGGGATCGCGACGAAATGGACGACGGCGGCGGTACGACGCTGGATCAGACGCAGTACACGCAACTCCAGGCTTATCGCCGGGCGCTGAGGGACTGGCCCCAAGATGAGCATTTTCCAACCATTGAATATCGTCCGGTCACGCCGTCCTGGCTGGTCGGACAGCTTTGATCATGTACCTGCGATGACCTGAACATGGACCTTACCCAACAGCAACTCATCAACATCATGCCCAACGCCCGCGCCCAAGCGGGCATTTTTATTCCTGCGTTGAACACCGCCATGTCGCGCCATCGCATCGACACACCCAAGCGCATGGCCGCATTCCTCGCCCAGGTCGGTCATGAGTCCGGGCAATTGCGCTATGTGCGGGAGTTGGGCAGCGAGCAATACCTGAGCAAATACGACACCGGAACCTTGGCCGTTCGCCTGGGCAACTCGCCCGAGGCCGACGGTGACGGCCAAAGGTATCGCGGTCGGGGATTGATCCAGATTACCGGCCGCGACAATTACCTGCGTTGCAGTCAGGGGTTGTTCGGTGACGAACGCCTGCTGGCGTTGCCGCAGCTGCTGGAGCAACCGCAATGGGCCACCGAGTCTGCCGCCTGGTTCTGGGAGCAGGGTGGCTTGAACGAACTGGCCGACCGTGACCAGTTCAACAGCATCACCCGCCGTATCAACGGCGGCTTGAACGGCTTGGAGGATCGCCTGCAACTCTGGGCGCGGGCGAAGGCGGTGTTATGCCAACCTTCGGCATGATGCCTTTTTCGTCACGTGCCGTGGGCGTTGTCGTGTTGCTCGGGCTGCTGGCCGGCGGTCCGGCGCTGCTTGCGTGGCGGTTCCAGGACTGGCGTTACGCTCAGCAACTGGCCCGGCTCGCACAGGCCCAGGCCGAAACCCTGAATCAAATCACCCAGGCGGCTGCGGTGCAGCAGAAGGTCGAGCAGGACAAACGCCTGGTCCTGGAAAAACAACTATCCAGCAGTGAACAAACCCATTACCGAGCCCTGAGCGATGCCCAACGTGACCAGGATCGCCTGCGCGATCGCCTTGCTACTGCCGATGTGCGGCTGTCAGTCCTT